GGAAAGAAAGCTACTCTGTTAGGCACCATGTCTGCGAGTTCATAAACTCTCCAAGCTAAAGGGTTGTTAGTATCGCGCTTCCAAATAGCTTCTTCAACTTGGTTTCTAGGATCACTACGCATTCCAGTTGACTTATGCTCGACTAATGAAGTTCCGCCTTTGCAATATTTAGCTCTGGTCAAATAAAGCATTAATGACTGGTTGCCCATTAAAGTGTCAGTATGGGCTTGATGAGGAGCTTTGACGCCGGCGAGACTCAAACGTAGAAAAACTGTTTTCGGCTTACCTAAAAACTGCAATACTGTTTCAGGGATGTCGGTGCTAATGTTAGGATAAACAACTTTATCAACAGGATTTTCAACCCCTGCATACGAGAGCTTGTCACAGCGCTCTCGCAACATGGTGAAGATATCCTGCGGTAAAAAGTCGTCTATAATCTCGAACATTACGTAGCCTGCGTTTGTGCAATCAGCACTCCATTTTCAAAAGTCATTGATCCTTGAGCACCAACACCTGTCAATGCAGCAGTAGTGATAGTGCCATTAAAACCTTTGTTCAATAGACTATTTATTGAGTTCATCCAAGCTATCATATTTGGGCTTGGAGTATCGTTAGAGGTTACTAACTTCTCTTCATTAAGAGGTGGAGGATAAAAGTTACTCATCTTACAACGTTCCGATGTCTAATTGTAGATCAACTGTCTTTAAGCGCAGAGTTGTATTACCTTCGTAACGCATATGCCAGGCTCTGTTAATGAATGAACCACAGTCTGTTAATTGAGGTTCAATAGTAGCTAAATTGACTTCCCGAAAATTAGACCATTTATCAGTTGCGTAATGGCTGTCGTTATGCCGGATCTTCAATATACCTGGAACAGGATCAGCATCAAACAACATAGCTCCTAAGTTCTTTGAGCGTCGAGTACCTGCGTCATATTCAAGCATATAAAGATCAAACGGGCAAACAACACCAGCATCGTTGGTGTATTCGTAAGCTTCGCCGGCGAAATACAAATTACCTGTACTATCCTGTACTACATATCTCCACTTACCCGCAGTGGCAGAAGGTAAATAAGTAGAGTAAATGGGTGTCCAACGTCCACCAGTTGAACTAGTCCATTGATACCAGAGTTCTTGGTCAAGGTCATAGACGAAAGTGAAATCGGCGTTTAAAGCGCTAACAACATAAAATCGGTGACCGCCGAGTCTGAATACTTGACTATACCAAGTATCTGTAGCGGCTAGGCGTAAGATTCTTTCAACTGAAGGGTTAGAGATAACACTATGTTGCATCTTACGAATGATGCTGACTTGTGGACCAGAAGTTCGGTTAGTTGAAACAAATAACAACATGCCGTCGAAGTCTTGAACAGTACCTGCATGTAAACAGCCATAAGGCAATGCTGCACCTTGCAAACGCGAAAGCGGCGATCCTGCGGCATTACCAGCGTCGTAGAAAAACTCTGTCGTCCACTGCTTTAATGCTACAGCATAGTTTAAATGCTTAGCCAAAGCTATACCAAAATCCGGTTCTTGATTAGCTTGAATTAAGTTTAACAAGTCCCAAAAATCTGGATCGTCTAAACCAGTAGTGCCTAGGACATCTCTAAAAATTCTAAATACAAACAAAAAACCATCTAAGTAAGACCATCCACGAAAAAATGAATCAGTACCAGTTGGAAAATTATTAGCGCCGAGAAGTTGAGTTACAGTTGCGCCGTCGGTCCAATAAGCAGTAGTGCCGTCGCCGAAAACTAGTTTAGCTGGAGTACCGCCAACTGAAGGAATAATGACAAAGTTATTAACTGCACTAGGTCCAACTGCAGTTACGCCGATATTAGTACCGGCTAATGTTACTAGATTATGACTAACGACAGTATTACCTACAATTGAAATAAGTTTTCCAATCCCAGGGAAAGTTTCAAAATAATAAACACCTTTACCAACACTAGCAGCACTATACTGAATAGTAGAAAGTCCAGGTCGTTTGTAAAGATTAAACTCTCCGCTGACTTGATCCCTTTCAACATACCCGTTTATGATTCTGGAACTTTTTGCAAAGGTATCGTCACGAGAAGTAAACTGAGTAGCGAGTTGTAATCGCTTCGGAATCGCAACTGTTTCAAACTGCCTGGCCATTAGCGAAACATCCCGTTCATCTGAGTTGTACGAGAGTCGGGGGTGAAACGAGTTGAAGTGTCTTCAACGTCCCAGTCTTCCAGCGCCATGCGATAAATGGCTGCGCGTTGTTGGCAACGATCCATAATAGTTTGAGGCTGACCGGTAGAGATTTCATCAGCTAAAGCCCATTGCAACCACATGAACCATTCTTGAGGGAAGCTGAGAGAGTCAGTTAAACTGACCATATTGGTGACTTGGACTTGGGTGATAAAGTGGACTTCACCAGTTACGGCTTCAGCATCTGGAGTGTTCCAAAGGTAAACATCAAGAGAAAGTTGTTGCTTGTCAACGAAGTAAGAAGAAACAGCGCCCTGTTGAACAACATTCGATAACCGAGTGTATTCGTCTCGCGACAGCGGCGGGTCAATAGGGCGCTTGTTGAAAGAAGAATCGATGTAATAGCCTTGGATAATACGCATAGGCTTAGTCATTACCACATTGCCGGCTGGGCCAAAACGGTAAAGAGCAAGTCCGGCGGTGAGAACTGGAGCTGCGATAGCAATGTCAGTGTTGAGCCAAAGTTTTAACCCCTGGGTTTGTTCGACATTGATAATGTCGTTAAGGCGATTAAGGTTCTCGGCATACTGACTAGGAGTCGGGTCAGAATCCTGGGCCAACTTTCCCGCATTCCTCATAGCATAGGTGATGATACGTAAAGGAGTGTTGAAAGTGGCTGGCCCAGGCATGAGAGGAGTTCCTTATTGAGCAGGGTCGTAGATAACGTAAATAAACAAACTTTCTCCGTCCGTCGGAGGATTAATTCCTTTTAAGCTGGGTCATCCACAGTAAAGCCGCTAGTAGCTCCCAAACCTGCATTAATATTACCAGTCCACAAATCATTAGCATTTGATACTGTGTAACCTCCAGCTGAGGAATATGTTCCTGAAAAAAAGTTTTTAGTGATGACGTTCAAACCACCTCCACCTGCTAATTCAACAGAATCAGTAGTGAAACTACCCATCATATTATCATAAATATGACTAGACTGCAGAGCCATGATAATATGGCTGCCGTTTGCCCAAAAACGATTATTTCGAATTTTCCAGCCGTTACCGCTGATTCCTGACATTGCTGTAGTCATGTTGTTGAAATCACATTCCGCAACTTCCACGTTAAATACAATTTCAGTAAAGACACCAGCAACGCCTGAACGAATACCAATACCATCACCAGCAAACCTACAACCGTAGATTGATGCGTGAGAAGCGTCTCGTTCGGCGTCTCCTGCACCTGCATTACGCACCAATTCAATGCAAGCTGCATTGGCGTCAACGGCAGTAAACAGTAAGTTCATAAACCGCCAGCCTTGCTGCAGCACTCTAACAGTAGCTTGTGCGGCTACGCCACCGCTAGTAGGAGGTGCCCACTGAGAAGCAGCCCAGTTACCGCCGACCGGCGTCGCGTCTGCATGCCGTGGACGGTTGCCACAGCCGACGACGGTGACGTCAAAGATATTGACGGGAGTGACTAGTTGTTCAACGACTTTACCAATGACGTAGATCACATCGCCAGAAGCAACTGCAGCAAACGCTCGGGCCATTGTGCTGAAAGCGCTATTAGGAGAACGCCCTGTACCGTTGCCGCCATAACTAGGATCAACAAACCAAGCTCGACCTCTATTTCTAATTCCGTTGTTGGTAGAGAAAACCTTTTGAGCTGTAAAGCTCCCAACACCAACAGGCATACCGCCGTACTGGAAAACACCATCTGCAAAAGTAGTCATTGTCTTGATCTCCGCAACCTCTGCTCGGGGGAGTTCCCAGCAGTCTGGCCTAGACCAGCAGAGGTGATTAGTGAAGGGTGGCCGAGAAGAGAAAAGAAAATTAAACGTGCATAATCGGTAGAATTATGCACGTTTATAAATCAACAATTAACTCTTACGGACCATTGCTTGCATACAGACCCCGAGGATCAGTGTTACCAGCGCTGAACCGCATGTAGGTCGCAGCCTTGGCGTTCTTGGTGTCGAAGTCGTTGTCCTGATCGAACATCGGTTGATCGCGCCAAAAGAACTGCATGCCATTAGGGCAGTTGGTTCGGACAAACCAGGCTCGCGGCGAGTTGAAATAGTGATTCATCTTAATGCCTTTGGGAAAGGCATTTGTTGCACGAAGCACGTTCAACGCGTTGTTAGCAGTATCGTTCTGCAGAATGCTCTTCAAGATGCGGTTCGCGTTGAACCATTCCTGACGAGCAACATGCAGGGATTGCTGCATCAAAGAGAACAGCAAACCACGATCAGTCGTCGCACCCATGATCATGATACACATGTCTTCGAGAGCGGTCTCGGAGAGGTCTGCAGCAGGAGTAAGGGCGTTGGAGTAAGTACCGCCAGTGGTGTTAACGTGAGCCGCGTTGATAAGACTCAGACCGTCAGCACTAAGAAACACTGCGCCGGTAAAGGCATCGTTATAGAGGGCAGCGGCAACATTTTCAATAGTCTGATTGATTGAAAAGGCGTTGCCCTGAGAACGATTGCGGGAGACTTTCTCGTAAAGGTTATCGCGAAGTTCTTCAAACGTTACCTTATAACCTAGAGCATAAGCAATATGAGTGTAACGCTGAGTTGGTCCCTGAACTTCCGAGTCATAGGACAAAGGCGCGCCTTCAGCTTTTGCTGGGGCAAGACCAAAGCCGGTGATCTGAGTGTCCTCTTCATATGCCATGCTGGAAGGCATAACGTCATAGAGGTCCGTGTATTCAGTAGGGTGCGAGTTATAAACTTGCCCCCAAAAAGCATGCACCCCAGGCCAAAGAGCCTTAGGGTGATTGCCGGTTGTAATTACGCCGCCTGGCATGGTAAGATACTCCTGAAAGAAACGAGTTGAATTGGGCTAAACTGAAACTGATTAAGGCTGAAAGTAAGTTATGCGCCTGGTCCAAGA